TCAGTAACCAATCCCGGACCCTACCTTGGCATAGTCAAGGGCAACAAGGACCCAGCCAGGATGGGAAGGCTCAAGGTTTTCATACCAAGCCTAGTAAAGACAGAGAACCCCACAGAGAAGCAGTTGATAACCTGTGACTACCTATCACCTTTCTATGGTGCCAAGGGCGCACAGTACACCAACGGTGTTTCCCGGGAGTTCGAGGACAGTCAACATTCGTATGGTTTCTGGGCGGTGCCACCCGACTTAGACACCAAGGTTCTCGTCATATTCGCCGAGGGCAAGATGGACCAGGCCTACTGGATAGGTTGTGTGCAGGATCCCTACACCAACCACATGACACCGGGCATAGCGGCCAGTGCCAACACTTGGGACAAAGTGACCGGGGAACAGGAAGGCCCCCCAGGCGCACAACAAGATTTAATCGACAAGCAAAAAGATTACGGAACAAAAACAGTACCAGCCGGTGAACTCAACAGGAACACACCGGGTGCTCTCGCCAATGGTAATTATGAGTCGACCCCAAAACCTATACATCCTTTCGCGGATGTGTTGTTGAAACAGGGCTTGATCGCTGATCCAATCAGGGGAACAACGACTTCGTCGGCCAGGAGAGAGACACCCAGTCAGGTGTTTGGTATAAGCACACCAGGTAGGAAAGATACCGGCACACCAAAGAAGAAAGTGGGTTCAAAAGATTCAGAAGCCACCGACTACGTGACACGTGCCACAGGTCACACGTTCGTCATGGACGATGGTGCTGTGGATGGAACAAACCAATTGACAAGATTGAGAACAGCATCAGGACATCAACTTTTGATGCACGACACCGATGGCGTCGTGTACATAGCCAACGGTTCGGGAAACGCCTGGATAGAAATGCAGAGCAACGGCAGGATAGATCTTTATTCTGGAGTTGGTGGCATCAACATGAGGACAGAGGGAGACTTCAACCTACACTCAGATTCGAACATCAACATGCACGCCAACGGACAGGTAAGATTCAGTTCCGCCAAGGAGATGATACACTCCGCCGATCTACTGTTGAACCTCGGAGAGAAGGGCATACTTAACAGTTCACAGGCAGGATCGGTTAGGGACTACGCCAGGGACGGAATATCTTCATTCACCAGCGGTACACAGTTACATGGCGCTTCTGGACAGATACATTTAGCGGGATCTCAGGTGCACTTCAACTCCACCAGCGCGAGTCCAACGTGGGGACCAAATTGGCTCACACCAGAAAAAGCAGGAATGCAGTTGAGGGACGAGGGAGATGTGGAGCTCACACAGAAGGGCATCAAGCCTCTAGAACAGTTCACTAGGAAGACCAAGACTACGGTGCACAGGTTCGTGACGCATGAACCCATGTTCAGGGCCAGCGTGATAGGCAATGATGGCATCATACCCGTGGACAGTGACGACAAGAAACAATGGAGCCGATTGGCCAACACTCCAGGCACCGCAGAATTCGTTAACATGCAGAACAGGTTGAGTGAGAACAGTGCGATCAGAGATGCGCAATACCAAGCGGACGCATTAGAATATGTCAAACAAAAGATGGGATCTAGCACCAACGCCACCAAGGCCAAACAACTGCTTACCGACTTCGGAACCAAGTACAACGACATATACGGAATAACAAATAAAATAAATCTACCATTTGACATTAAGGACAGCATATCAGAGAAGATCAAAGGCATTGATTTCAACACATCCGCCAAAGACTTAACCAGCAGTCTTACGTCACAGGTGGTAGAGAAGTTCACGGGCAAGAGCACCCAACTGTTCAAGGACAACGTGTTCGTCAACCAGGCCGGTGAACTGTTCACACTGGGCAACAATACACTTTCAGGATTCACAGGCAACGTAGATCTGGCCAACAACGCCCTGAACTCAGTTGATGGGTTGGTTAAAAATCTTTCAGCGGGCAACGTCGTTCCCAGCATATCCAACCTCAGCAGTATAACTCAGACGTACTCAAGTGTTGTGGGTGGCAAGATAGTGGGCATGAATCAGGTCAAGAGCCTGGCCAGCAAGGTGGGATTATTCAACGCCAGAGACGCCGCCAGGGGCGGACAGACGTTCCTACAGAACGTGGGTGGAAATCTCGCGAGCAAGATCGGTAGCATAGGTGGTGCTGTTAAGAACTTTTTTAGTGGATTTAAATTTAGCGATCAGAGACTCAAAGAAGATATAAAATACATTGGTAAATCATCATCTGGTGTCAACATATATTCGTTTAAATACAAAAAGTTGCCGGGCACATACCAGGGCGTGATGGCACAGGAGGTGCCTTGGGCCAGCGTGATGACCGACACGGGATTCTACATGGTTGACTACAATAAAGTTGACGTGGAATTCAGGAGATTGAACTAATGGCGGAAGACAACAGAGACCTATCAAAGAGGAACGTGACATTCAAAGGTTTCAGTAGCCGCGCGGACAAACAGAACTTCAAACTGTATGACTTCGAGGTTGCCAAGCAAGACCTGATCAACAGGCTTTCTGTCCGTAAGGGCGAGAGGGTGGAGAATCCGGAATTTGGTACAATCATATATGATGCCATATTCGAGCCATTCACCGAACAGTTGAAAGAGGCAATCGTAGACGATGTCACAGCGAATCTCAATGCGGATCCTCGTATTTCCACACAGGAGATACTGGTCACAGAAGCTGACAAGGGCATAGCTATACAGGCCACTATAACATATGTGCCTCTCAACATCACAGAGAAACTGCGTTTCAACTTCGACGAGAACTCACTTCTGCGTCTATCTTAATAAGCGCATATTACCTCGCATATAAATACCGTTGTATATACAATGGCCACAACAGACAGACAGAACAGATTACTAGTAGCCGAGGATTGGCGCAAGATCTATCAGGCTTTCCAGCAGGCAGATTTCAAATCATACGACTTCGAGACACTGAGAAGGACCATGGTTGCGTATCTCCAGGAGAACTATCCAGACGATTTCAATGATTTCGTTGAAAGTTCGGAATATGTTGCCCTCATTGATCTCATAGCCTACATAGCACAGGCACTATCATTCAGGGTGGACCTCAACGCCAGGGAGAACTTCCTAGAGACAGCGGAGAGAAGAAACAGTGTTTTAAGATTGGCGAGGCTGATCAACTACAACGCCAAGAGGAATCTGCCGGCCACAGGACTTTTAAAGATAGATTCCATATCCACGACACAGAATGTCAACGATAGCTCAGGAACAAATTTAGCAAATCAAACAATCATCTGGAATGATTCTGCCAACTCGAATTACAGAGAACAGTTCATAGCAATATTGAACGCGGCGAATCAGACCGGACAACTGTTTGGAAGCCCGAGAGAGAAAAACAAGATAGGAGGAGTGTCAACGGAAGTTTACACCTTGAGTTCTAATCAACTGGACTTACCGATATACACATTCAGCAAGAGCATAGGAGGAACAACTAGAAGATTTGAGATAGTGCCCAGCACCATTAGAAATTCAGATTCTATCTATGAGTCTTCACCTGTGCCGGGAACAGGACTCACTTATACGTATAGGAACGACGGTGCAGGAGATAGTAGCGGCAACACAGGGTTCTTCTTCCTGTTTAAACAAGGAACACTGGAACAACAAGAATTTTCAGTGGACACTGCCATAACAAACTATGTTAAAAGTTTTGAAACAAGTAATGTAAACAACACCGACGTATGGTTATACAAACTTGACCAGTTCGGACAAATTGCTGAAAGTTGGACCAAGGTTCCAGCGCTGACCGGTAACAACGCCATTTACAATTCTCTGTCCAAGGACATCAGGAACATCTACAATGTGGTCACCAAGAACAATGACACTATCGATCTAGTGTTCGGTGATGGAAATTTTTCAAACTTGCCTCTAGGTAATTTCAGGACATATTACAGAACAAGTGACAACGCCAAGTACGCGATACAACCTGCAGACATGCAAGGTGTGTCATTGTCTGTGCCCTATATAGATGCCAACGGTTCACAACAGACATTGACAATAGCAATAAGTCTCAAACAATCGATATACAACTCAGCCGCAACGGAATCAAATGATTCTATCAAGGAGAAAGCCGGACAGGTATACTACTCACAGAACAGGATGATCACTGCGGAAGACTACCAGGTTGTGCCATTGTCGGCATCGCAAGAGATAGTCAAGGTCAGATCTGTGAACAGAAGCGCTTCGGGGATCTCTAGAGCCAAGGAGATACTGGATCCGACAGGAGCGTACTCGAACGTTTCGGTGTTCGCGGAGGACGGAATTCTCTACAGGGAAGAGAGCACACCAACATTCACATTCACTTTCAACAACAGGAGCGAAGTACAATCAGTACTTGATGGTTCCGTTGAAGCAAAATTAAAAGAAGCATACGCCAGGCAGTTCTACTATGACAAGTACGATGCCAAGAGCCTGACGTCACTGACAGCGACATGGAATTCCACAACAACCACGACCAACACCAACACTGGATACTTCACATCAGGTGGCGCGTTGGCAGTGGGAAGTTCAGCAACATCCAATCTAAAATACGCCAAGGAAGGTGCTTTAATCAAGTTCACATCACCAGACACAAGGGAGTTCCTCAATGGGACACTGGTGACGTCAGGCACGGACAACGCCGAGGATAGGGCATGGGCCAAGATATCAGATGTGGTAGGTGATGGATCAAACAGTGGTCAAGGAAATCTTTCAACGGGAGTTGGACCGATCACATTGAATGACATAGTCCCCAATGGTGCAGTACTGAACGCGGTGATTCCTAACTTCGTGACAGCATTCTCCACGGTTCTAGAGAAAGACATCATAGACAGGGTAGAGGCCTACGAAGACTTTGGTCTCAGATATGACGTGGACAGCGAAGAATGGAGAGTCATAACCACCACCAACCTAAGCACCAGCACTGTGTTCAGTCTCGCAAATACCGGTAGCACCACAGGCACCAATCTAGACGCCAGTTGGTGGTTCAAGTTCACAAACGATGGCAACACCTACACGGTGCACTACAGGAAACTGGACTACATTTTTGAATCAGAATCACAGAACAAATTTCATTATGACACAGAAGAAAGGATCTATGATTACAAAACGGGTAATGTGGTCAAAGACACGATTAAGATTTTAAAGACGAATTCTATTTTATCGTCGGGCAACGCGATAGGTCATCCCATCACGTGGCAGGTCACAGACACCGTGACAGAATCAGACGGATTCCAAGACAACAGGAAGGTGAAGATTGGGTTCTATGACAGTGATGACGACGGTGTCGTTGATAACCCGGAGTTGTTTGACATATTCGTGGAGCCAGACACATCGGTGTCTACAAAATTCGTGTTCTTCGAGAAGTACATCTCTTATGACACCATAGAAAGATTCAGACCTTACGCGGCGAGTAACTTTGTGGTGACACAGAATGAAACGGACATCAATCTAAATACGACAATATACACCGACGGACAACTATTTTATTTTTACGCAGACACGGAAAATGTTGTCAAGAAATACAGTTCAACCACAAACACTTTGACAACGACCACAGATTACTATGCGAGGAGAGGAAGAAGTTCCATAGACTTCCAATACAAACACCACGCAGGACAAGAGACCAGGATAGATCCCAGCGTTTCGAACATAGTGGACGTTTACCTGTTGGAGAGAACATACGATAATTTATTCAGGATATGGTTACAAGACGGTGGTGCTAAACCAACACCATCTACGTCGGATCAACTGAGGATCAACTACTCAGGTGTGTTGAATCCTCTAAAATCTCTGTCAGACCAGATAATATATCATCCGGTCAAGTACAAGATATTATTTGGAACCAGTTCCGACGAAGAACTGCAGGCAACATTCAAGGTTGTCAAAAACAAAAACACAAACGTAACAGACGCAGTGATCAAAACTAGAGTGATAGCCGCAATCAATGAGTTCTTCGCATTGGACAACTGGGATTTTGGAGATACTTTTTACTTTACAGAACTAGCCGCATACATACACAATGAATTGGCGCCGGACCTACTCACAGTGGTCATCGTGCCAAACCAATCAGGTCAGGGTTTTGGGTCTCTGTTCCAGATAAATTCAGCGGCAGACGAGATTTTCATCAGTGGGGCCACCGTTGATGATGTCACAATCATAAGTGCTTTGGGAGCCAATCAACTAGAGGCTTCAGGCACAGTCGTGACATCCACATCAACTGCCACTACCAACACCACCACAGGATCAGCGGTATCAGGCTCTACTACAACAGGTTCCGGTTCAAGCACCGGCAGTAGTGGGGCAGGATACTAATGGCCGACGATCCAATCAACGCGCTGACCAACAACGAAGTCGTCAAGCAAGGCGATAACGAATACCGTAGAACGGTACAACACCTACCAGCATTCTACAGGACCGACACCAACCAGCGCTTCCTGTCCAGCACACTTGATCCACTCGTACAGAAGGGTGAACTAGAGAGACTAGATGGTTACATTGGTAGACAGGATGCCTACACCAGACAGGTCACCGATAGATACATTTCTGCCACCAGCAGGGATAGGTTCGCGTATCAGTTAGAACCTGCCGTGACATACACGGACAGGGA